GTCGTTATTGATGTTCCTGAGTTATATCCAAATAAAGTATTTTCATTTGCATCCGTTCCAGTAAAACTATCTCCTGCGTTTGTACCAGCAACAGTATTATATTGTGCGTCTGTGGTAACTAACTTCAGACCAGAAGCTACCTTTGCTGCTGTAACTGAAGCATCAGGTAATGAATCAGTTGCCCAACTTAAAACACCCGCAGTAGTAGACGATAATACTTGACCATTTGCTGTAGGAGCTGCACTTGGAAGTGTGTAAGAAACATCAGCCGCTAACGTGTCTGGAGCTTGGAAAGATAAATAATTTGAACCGTTAGCCGTTAATTCTGAGAATCTAACTTGCTTAGCGTTTCCAAGAATTAGATTGCCACTCATTGTATCCCCAGCTTTTTCAACTGCTGCATTAGCTGTTGACGCTGCTGCATCCGCAGCATCTTTCGCAACTTTGACAGCCGCCGGAGTAGCCGCCGTAGTTGTTGAACTAGAAGATGCACTATCAGTTAAAGCAAGTACACCAACTGTTCCGCTGGTATTACCTGCTTGGATTTTCGTTCCTGTGATCGCGGCTGTGGCTGAGATGTCGCTATCTACCACAACACCACTAGATATTGAAACTAAACCAGCATCGTCAATACTTATATCTCCAGTGATACCAACGGCTGTAGGCTGATTACTGCTATTACCAATGATGATTTGAGCCGAGGATAAAGCCTCTAATTTTGAAATGGCGATTGCAGCCGACGCATTTATATCTGTATTCGTGATCGCTCCATCAGCAATCATTGTCGATGTAACGCTTCCAGTATCACCGGTACTGACCAAAGTTCCTGTGACGTTCGGCAAACTAAGGGTGTTGTCCTGAGTTGCATCAACAATCGTTAATGTGGTTTCAAAATCATCCGGTGTAGAACCTTCAAAAACGATGGATGAGTTTTCGTTGATATTTAAAACGCCGGTCATTGTGCCGCCGCTTAAATTTAATTTTTCATTATCTAACTCTTCCAATACCGACTGAACGTTAGTATTTTGAATACCTCCCGATGGACTGACCGAAATATTAGAAGCTGACTGCCCGGCGATAAAATTCGAGATATCGAGCTTCTCCCACGATGTTCCATTACTTAGGATCATGTCAGGAGGGTTAATTGTTACCGTCGGAGCCGGTGAAGTTCCTGTTCCTGACTTATCGCAGACAAAGTAGTAACGGTTATTTGCAGCGGAAGCAGCTACTAAAGCACCATCAAGAGTAAAGCCCTGTGCTGTACCGGCGGCTGATAAACTGGTAATCTTGTTAGTGTCCGCCCGGTAGTTTCCCGCATAAATTATCTCTCCACTTGTAATCGTTACAGGCTGGAACGCCGACCCATCGTAGACGTATAGATCATCATTCGTTAGGTCGTAGAAGAACTGACCTTTATATTCAGCAGTTGGGAATGTTACAACTCCAGATGTTGATGTTGCTCCAGTGAATTGGCAGACAGAACTATCGGCTAACTTTTGACCGGTAATTGAATTTGTTGCAAAGCGTCCAATATCTAAAGTTCCCGAGGTTATTTTTGTGGCACTAATATTTGGGATGTCGCTAGCAGTTAAAGATTGACCTGCGGTAACGATTCCCTTTGTATTAACTGTGACGGACTGGTATGTACCTGCTGCTATTCCACTTAAAGCTGTAGTTAAATTTCCACTTCCATCAATTTGTAATCCTCCTCCAGATTGCACAATTACCGCACCTTTATCGGATGTCGTAGCTGTCGGTAAATCTGTACCGGTTAGTGAGGTGATACTTACAACTAAGCCGTGGCTATCTATTTCAATACCTGAAACAGTTGTAGCTGTAACTGAATTAGTAAGCGATAAAGCACCTGCACCAGTTACAGATAAACCTGACCCACTAGGGATGGATACACCACCAATATTTGAAGCATCACTTATTGGAAGATCGCTACTGGATAATCCGGCAGCGGCAGTTATTAAACCTTGGGCGTTGTAGGAAATTCCAAGTGATTGACCGGCTGTAATTACATTTGCAATACCCAAACTGCCGCTACTTACATCAAGCGATCTATCGATATTGCTTGTATTTAAAGCACTTGCGGGGATTGTGTTTGCAGTTATTTTCGTACCACTGACTGCTGAAATCTTGTCATTAGTTACGCTCGAATCAATGAGAGCCGCAGTATCAACAGATAAGTCAGCTAACTGAACTGCTGTTACAGAATTTGTTCCGAGTTCAGTTGAAGAAATACTTCCTGCAATTAACTTAGATGCTTGAATACTTCCAGCTAACTGAGCATTTGTAATCGTGCCGGTTAAAGCCGTTGTTGGATAATTTGTCGCAGCCGATAAATTAAAAGCTGGAGTACTCTCGACATCCCCCAAGGACAGGTTTACACCACCAATATTGATTGAAGAGTTGACTAATTTAGAGTTAGCAATCGAGCCAGCCAACTGAGTATTCGATATTGTTCCAACTAGAGAAGACGCTGCATAATTAGTTGCATTAGTTAGATCAAATGCTGGAGTCGCATTCGTATCACCAAGATTGATCGAGACCCCCGCTAAAGATATGGATGAATTAGCTAATTTATTATTCGCAATTGAGCCAGCTAACTGAGCGTTAGTAATCGTGCCGGTTAAGGAAGACGCAGGGTAATTAGTTGCGTCAGTTAAATCAATAGCCGGTGTAGCGTCGGTGCTGCCTAGCGAAATTGTCAAGCCGCCGAAGCTAAAACTTGAATTTTCTAGCTTTGCATTGGTGACATTTGCATCTGTAATGCTTGCAGTTACTACGCTGTCTGTTCCAAGACTTGCCAGTGCTGTACCCGGTATAGATCCCGCATCGATTAACGCAACACCTTTTTCTACTAACGCTTTGGCTGTGATTCGTTTTGTTTCCGACGCACTGCCATCTACGATTGCAAGTTCATCTCCAGCCGCTAAATCTGCCTCTGCTAAAGAAGGCAGTTGACTTATCTGAAGGTCAGCCATTCAATCAACTCAACTATTTAACTTAGTTTAGTAGCTTAAACCTATTTAAGTCGCACTATCTTCTAAGAAGATCCTGTCGCCTGTTTCTTGTAACAAGTAATCCGTAGATTCTTGAAGAAGGAATCCGGGTATATTGCCAGTTTTAAGTCTGAATTTGCCAGTGGTTACAAATTCTATTCGAGACTCAACTACACCACCGGCAGGTACATTGATCGCGCAGTTTGTTATTTGAGCTTCACATTCATACCAGCAATTATTGGTTGAATTTGTACCTTCTCTATACAGAAAAAAGCGACCGTCAAAGTCACACCCTTGATCCAAGCGAAGAATTAACCGAGCTAGGTAAGCAGCAAATTCAGGTTTCGTGGTTTGACGAGTATCGGGATCAGATAACAAATAACGATGTTCCCAAAAACAATTGACTGTACCTTGCCCTTGAATTAGTCCATTTTCATACTGTTCTTTAAATTTTGAGCCCAAAGTTTCTGTCTGTATTAATTCTCGATTGGTCGTGAACTCGAAATCACGTACCCGAGCAAGTGGCCTATAAGTTGCGTTACGTGCTTTGAAACTTATCGCTTTCGATGAACTAGGAGCAACAAGAGTCAGAGCGTTGGTTATTCCTCCCGTAATTGCATTATCAAAAGACTCGTATAAACGTATTCCCCCCGCAGCATCGACATGTACATACCAATTTCCATCTGGGTAACTATGACCGCTTACCAATTCAAGAGTTGAACCATCAACAGTAGAAATTTCAATCTTATCGCCGGTGATAACGCTATCTTCTAACCCATCAACAGAAAAACGTTTACGGGTTGTATTGACATCAGATGTCGCCAATGTCGTTTGCACTGAATACTCAAGAGAGGTTCGTTGAAGTTCAACGTACCCATCATCACCGGTGATAACTTTCCCAGACATTAGATATTAATAGAGCTAGGTGCGCCGTTAGCTTCAAACGAAACATTGGCAGATAAGACTTCACCCTGAGAACTTGTCATCGAAACATTGGTTAAGACAACAGGTAACTTGATCTTCTTAATCGTGCCTTGATAATCCTTAAATCCAAGCTCAAGAATTGTCGCTGTCTCTGCGGTTGTAGCGTTTTGCTTTGGAGCAACACCGGGAACACTTGCCGAACTACGTGCCTTAATTAGCTTACCAATAAGAGTCGTGGCATCTCCAGAACTACTGGCATCACTGTGATAATAGACTTGGCAGCTTCCTGAGATACTGCGGATGCCTTCGATCAAAGTTCGATCTGTATCGGAAAGACTGGTTGTGTCGAGAGTGGATTGCGAAGCTGAGAATGACCAAGAAACAACTTTCGCCGCTTCAGAAGCACTGCCATCTATATAAAGCTTGCCATCTTGACCTGAATAAAAAGCCACTTGATTTAGGTAAGTTGGGTGTAATTAACTTAGTTTAGGTGAATCTAGGCAAGCGACAAAGGAACAGGTCACATTACTGATGCCTTTTTGCACACTCTTAACCTTTGGCGGCTTTGAATAACGCCACCGAAGACCCGCTTCCGCTAAGTAAGAAGGAAGTCCAGACTCCGCACCGTTCAATCCATTACTCGAATTAAAAGTTACCCATCTGGTTTTTTCATTCGCTGTTGTCCAATTCTCGTTGACAGTTACGTAGTTATCTAAAATTTCATCTGCCTCACTATCAGTAATGTTATTAAAGCTCAAATCCAAGGTTGACTCTGATCTTTTATTTCCATAACGCATGTAAGTTTTTGTCCCATCAAGAGAAACAAACTCTTGAGTTGGATATTCCCCCGGTGTATAAGACCTAGAAGTGGGTTTGATTGAAGGAAAAGGTTGCGCTCCAGTTGCCATTAGCTATCCGTATATATGAAGTGATCATTTAGACCTGCCCATTCTAAGACGGCTAATGATCCCGAGCTAGTTAAAGGTACAAAACTAGCACCTATCTCAATCAAACCTTCTTCGCTATAAGAAATAGATTCAACTTTATAAACTCTGCTCTCAGTCGTGCTGTTTCTAATAGTAAATAAAGATCCTTTAAATTGACCAGCAACAGATGTTGGATTTAGTTGACCTTCTAAAACTTGAGTTGTTCCCGGTTTCCAATAATAAATAGGTTGCGATGTTGTTATTGGATCTCGACTTATAATCTCACCGGTATCTGTAATCGCTCCGTTATTAAAACGGCTGGTATGAGTCGCTTCACTTACAAGCCTGAAATACTGTCCGGGCCTAAGACCCACACAATTTTGAGGGCTGGTTTTGAAACTCAGTCCGTGATCAACTAACTGCCGTGTTTTAATTGCATATTTGGCAAATTTCTCGGCATGTGTTTTTGAAGTACAGAAAGAACTTAAATCAAACTTTTCTATAGGAGCTTTATCACTACTTGAATCAGCTAAACGTACAAAACAAGTTTTAGTTTCAGGAAACCCATTCTTAGATTCTTTTCGATACATCACTGCTGCCCTAAATAACTGCCTTTCCTCTGGGCTAAGAAAAGATACTTTTAAATCACTAATGTTTCCATCACTGAAGAGTGCTCTAATATCAGGTTTTGCGTCATAGTCTATTTCGCCCGGATTAGTAGCAGTACCTTTATAAGGAACACTAGGCTCTAGTGAAAATTGACCTCCAATAATCGTGAAATCTAAGAAAGCGTAACCAGCCATCTCAAAAATAAACTCACGTAGGTTTAGCGAGCTAGAAATCATTCCATCCCACTTAAAACCGTTGGCACGACAAAACTTAGCGGCAGCTTCCATTGATTGTTTATCAACCGAACTACTGCCTATTAATTCACCTGCCCCTGTCTTCTTATCCGTTAAAAGTGCATAAGCAATTTCGGGGAAAAGATTAGTTGCTCCTGTACCTCCATCAATTAACCTTTCTACTTTTATACCTTTAGTAAAGTAAGCCGATAACTGTGAAAAGCTAGTCCATTCTTTTGAACTATTAATACGAATACCAGCAAAAGCTAGATCTTTATACTTTGCTACTCCGTAATTATCAACCGGTTCGATAACCTGATTGACATAAGATATCTCATGCTCTGGTCCTGACTGACTACTTAGAACATCATTGTCGTAATACTGAGGATAATCGCTGATTTTATCGTAGGGGTTGAGGTTATTAATAACAGTCGTACCGTCATCCGTATTTTGCCTTTCTACAGTTACTTGTAATGAAACACCGGGGAAAGGAACTATACCTTCACTCCTAGCAGGAATATTTATTGTATCTCCGTCTTTATAACCATTACCTCTATTTACGATTCTCCATCTGGCAACATGATTTGTAGGAATAGATGCCGTTTCAAGATATACCGTTAAACCACTTCCACCTCCTGTAGTTGTAGTCGAAACAGTTCCAGTAAAATCATTGGCGGCGTCTTGCTGTGTGTAGTCCAAGCGCATTACAGACCATTGGATTTGAGGAATTGTTGGGTCTTCTGGGTGCGTTGTTCTTACTTGTGCATACGGGTAATACCTATATCCTCCATATTCCAAAATCGCATCAGCAGGGTTCTCTGTATAAACAACTCCCATTGATTGTGGTCCTTGTGTACCTCCTAAATGAACAGAACCGAGAAAGAAAATCCATGCTGTATTTCCTTGAAAATTAGCTTTAACAACTAACCATAATTTTTTACCAACCCAGTTAGAAGTCGGGTAATAATATTTAGCTGGTATATAAGTAAGTGTTATAGGGTGCTCAGATCCGAATCTATTTGAATCTCTCCATGCCCATTCAGAAGGCCAAATAAGAGTTTGACCCGGACCTGCGGTATCTGTCCGACTTAAAGAAGAAACCGGTCCGGTTGTTGCACCTAGTTCTAACGAATCTGCAAGATTAGCTACCCACTCACTATTACTTACTTTATTTGCTGTCATTGTTAGATCATCGCGACCTACAAAGCGAACAACAAAACCATTAGAAGTAAATTGTTGAACAGCATCATTGTCTTCTGAATACGAAGCATTTAATACATTTACGTCCTTACAGTTATTCTCATTATTTGTGTCTAAACATGTACGAGCTACATGAACACCCGGAACAGGTAAGAACCTATATTCATATTGACCTTTTTGAGGGTGTCTAATACTTATATAGTTATATTGTTCCTGCTGTGTATTACCGATAATACAAAATAAACCAGAATGCGAGTTGCTGGTGTTTGTTAAATCCGACCAAGAACTATCCTTACCTGCTTCTCGGACTTGTAATTTAAAAAAGCTAAATCTAGTTATACTTTTTTGTATCTGACCTAAAGATATAGTCGCGTTATCATAGTGATAACGATTAACAGTTGCCTCATCTGGTTGACTATTTACATTCTGAAAATTTATATTCTTATATACTTTTGATTTAATTCCTACTTCAGTTAAATGACAATCTCTAGTGTTTGAAATAGTTCCAATAGCGACTCTTTGTAAGGCATAAGTATCCCAAGGTGTACCAAGATTTCTGTTAGTACTTGTATCTTGATTGATTAAAATACATCCCGATTTTGAGCATTGCTTTTCACCAATCCATTGAGGATTAGCTAGATGTTGAGGCATGTCAATCGTATCTAATTGACCGCTTTCGACTACTTTAAAATAATACTCTTTTGTTATTCCTACCTCCCATGTTTTACCGGGACTATTGGGATTACTTGAAATACGAGTTAGTCTTAATAATGCTGTGCCAGCCATATAGGACTCACCGAGAGCGAGATTATTATCGGCTGTCTCTCGAATAGTACTAACTGATGATTTAACATCTTCAACTTTCCAAGGATCGTAATCAGGTATGTTTTCTTGTTCCTTTTGTGTACCCGAAGAGAATATCTGATACTTAACTTCTGCTCCTACAGGTACAGTTAAACCTTTGTTTCTTCCAGTAACATTATTAGCTTTAATAATTCCAGCGCGAGTGGGCCAAGACGCTTTTATTTTTCTATCTTTTTTAAAAGTATCTAACTTAGTATCCTCTTCCATATCAAGAAGGGCAAAAAAGAACTCATAAGGAAGTTTGTATCTATGTCCATTAGGCATTGGACTGTACAAACCAAAAATTGATTGTGTTGTTGGGTTTGTTGTTCCACTAAATGCTCTTTTTGAAGGCTCTTCTGATGAAAACTTGACTGGAAACTCAACAGAAAAGGGGTCTGTATTACCGTCAATATCACTAAAAGTTGATTCAGGTAACGTACCTTCGTTGTACTTATCTCCTGTAGTTATTCGATTATTATTAGTGACCGCACCTTTTCTAAAATACAGAGCGACCTTTGCTTTGTTGTAATTCTCGATTAATAAATCACCTATCGCATAACCAGCAAAATCTGGCTCGCCATCAAGCTCACCATGAGAGAAAAGAGCTAATGCTTTTAACTGCTGTGATCTGCCAAGACTAATTAACTGTGACCATAAAAGTTGAGCGTTAACACGTACGCCGCCACTTGTGTATCCATCTACCTCTTCCTGCTTCGTGAAAATAAGAGGAATAATTGAGCCTAGTGTTGCTAAATCTTGAACACTGTTAAAGCCTTGTTGTGGAGCGAAAGCGCGAGATCCATATTTGTCTTCAGTTCTTAAATTTGTTCCGATCTCAGGTTGCTTTGGTTTGGGTGTAAGTAAATAAGCTACGTAACTAAGAGCAACACCTACCGCAACATTTACAAAGAAAGCTGTCCAAGTCGCGTAACCGATGGTCGTCGGTTCATTAACAATGTCAGGTATAAGATCATATTCACTAAGTCGGGTGGGTTTATGTAACTGAATTAAGTCAATAAACTGCCAATATTCAGACTCTTTTATACCTAAAGCGTTGCAGAGTTCGGCTTCCGCTGGAAGTAAACGGCGTGGACCGTAAGGGCTTCGATGGGACTCCATACCACCGCCGACTTGCCTAATCTGTCTTGGAAACTCAGCCATCCCTCAAAATAATAAGTTGCCAAACCTAATCCGTATTCGGATTCACATAAGGCTATTGCTCCTAGTTTAGGGGTTGATTTGATTCCCCACCGATTTAACTCCTCAGAAAACACGCTGTAATCTTTTCTTCTTAACCTCCGATACCAATCACGTTGCGCCGGTGGTAGCGAATACCCGTAATATTCAACGACTTCTCTTGCTAAAGATAAACAATCTGCCGCCCCATGTTTCTTAGGTTCTGCCCCTAAACGATAGGGAAAACCTATTAATTCATGCGGTTTCAACGATTCTGCATTGTTCCCGTAACAGGTAAATATCCAACTTGTTCACTTGTTAAAACTCTTGTTGGTGCATTAGCTCCAACCGCGTCAATTGCACTACTAAGAATTACCTCAATAGTTTCCGCGTCATAAGTCATTGTAGCTGCTAGCCATTTCTCATTTGTTAAAACTACTTGAATCGTTTGAAAGTTCGCATCCATTACGCAAGTTGTGACTTCAATATGCCATTTGTTATCTACTGCTTCCTTCGCGTAGTTCATTGATAACTTATTTGCTACACCTGTGGCTCCATCCCTAGAACCGGTATTAGCAAGCATAATCGAAGCTTCTAAATTATCCCCGCTTCTATTTTTTGCTGCACCTTGGTAGATAAAACTTAAGTACTTATAGGGTGATGTATCTGGTAGTTTGTCGGAGCTTGAAATTAATCCGTCATATAAGCCATTTTGGAATCGATGATGAATACCTCCATCTACATCCGTAATGGTGAGGAAATTGGTTAAAGCAATAACAGTCATAAACCTAACTTAGATCGTTGACTACGAGAGTTCTTTAAATCTCTCATTGTGTTAGCACGACCCGCACTAGCCCCGGCCATTGCTGCACTATTAATAATTTGTGGAACAGCAGTGCGAGGTACGTACTCATCACCATTGAAATTAAGAGTAGGACCGGTGTAATTAACTGTTACTTCCCCAGACCCACCACCTGAACCGCCTGAATTACCAACACCACCCGGAACTACTGAACTACCACGATGACCCGCTTGGAATCTGGAAAGACTGGAGGCAAGCTTAGATTCAGGAATAATGTATTCACCTTCACCACCTTCTCCCACAATCGCGTTAGTAGGACGGTCAACGTAGCCACCGGATGCAAAGGCATCGTAATTAAATCCTCTTTGAGTGACTGTATCTGGAACAGCCGGAATATTGCTTGGGGCAATTTTCGGACCAAACATTGATGTAATTGCTGGTGTGAGGAATTTCAGTAATGCACTTGAAGCTGCTGACGCTGCTATATCCGCCGCGCTTTGAATCATTGCGTCAGCTATACGGTTGAGCATTGAAGCAACAGCCTCACCAACACTCTTCGTTCCTCTAATTACTTCTCTCATTGCATTTGAGAAGCCGTCTTCAAAGGCTTCAGTTATTGTCTTTAACTGATTTATTGGATTCTGGAGATCTTTAAGTCGCTGTGCCGCGCCCTCTTGCAATTCCTTAAATGCAACGCTGTTAGAGACCGTCTGATCTTCTAAATCTTTTAACGCTCTAATCCTTTTCTCTATCTCGTCTAAATCTTTATCAGGGAATTGAAGTTTCATTTCTGCTAACTCTCTTTGTATCTCTGCTTCTTTTTCTCCAAGTGAAATTCGATCCTTTTGGAACTGCATATCAATCTTGAGTCTGTCTTCAATCTGCTTCCATGCGACAGCTTGTTTTGCAAGTAAATCGTTTTCTTCCTTAATGTCTTTCTGACTCTTCTTTCTGACTGTTTGTTTTCCAGTCATTATTGCTAATTCCTGTTCAAGATCTCTTCTTTCTCTATCTGTTAAACCAATTTTAGTTCCTCCCTTAAATTCAATACTGAAATTAGTTAATCCTGTTTTATCAATCAGACTGTCTAGGGCTAACTGAGCTCGAATAGAAGCAATAACAATGCCATTAATTTTATCAACTACCTTCGTAAAGAACTCCAATAAGTCAGTAGCTTTATTTTGGAATTTGGCTCCCAGAACCATACTTAATTTACCAAAACTCGCTTGTAAATTTTCAACTGCTGTATTCAATCTCATGCCAGCATTTGCATAACTTTCAGCCAGCTTTAACGCAGTTTGTTCATTATTTTTAAGTAAATCTTCGCCTAATTTGAAGAAGTCTTCTAACGTAACTTCACCTTGCTCCATCGCCTTATCTAATGCTTTCATTGATATATTCATCGACGCTGCTAGATCAGCCATAAAGCCCGGAATCCTTTCTCCGATCTGGCCTCTCGCCTCTTCTGCTTGCAATTTTCCCTTCGATAGGATTTGAGAACTGGCTAGTAAAACGCCCTTAAATTCTTCTAATCCTTTACCACTTGCCAGCGTTCTAGCTAACAATCCTTCCATCAAATTACCGGTATCTTCGACACCGAATCCGGCTGCATCTGCTGATGCTTGAAGTTGCGTAAATCCTTTTAATAATAGTCTTTGAGAAATACCATATTTCTTAGATAATGTTGATACTTTTTCTAGCGAAGTATTATAACTTTCTTGATCAGGAACAACACCTGTTAATGCAATTCTCATGCGGTCCATTTCAGCCGCGACGTTAGCTGACGCTCTACCAAATTCAACAAGAGCGACAGTTCCTTGGACAACCGCAGCTACAGCAACACCAATACCTCCACCGATTGCGGCGGCTCCAGCGGTTTTAGCTCCAGCCGCACCTGCGAATCCACCAACTGCTAGAGGAGCAACACCCGGAATTAAAGCAGAGGAAGCTAATGCACCTTTTCCGGCTGCACCCATCGCTCCTTTCATTCCTCCTAAATCTTTAAAGCCTCCACGCAACTGTCCCATCAAACCACCGGCTGGCATCTTTCCAGCCGTGGCATTAAGTAATCTTTGCTTCTCTGTTACTGCATCAATCTGCTTACCTACGCCTCTTAATTCGTTTTCCCATTTCTGATACCACCTATTATTTGCTGCTAATGATTTATTAGCACTGTCCAATTCACCTTTTTGTCGCCTTAAGGTATCCGCGTTGACATTAAGTCCTTTATTTATTTTCCCTTGAGTTTGTGCTAGTACATTTTTAGCTTTCTGTTGCCTTGCTTCCGCTTGAGTTATTGCATCTTTCTTTTGTAAAAGCTTTGACTCAAGTTCCCCGGCTTTGACGTTTAATTTATTTAGATCATCTTGGACCGCTTTCTGTTCGCCGGTTAGTTTTAATGACTCTAATTTTTCCTTACTTCCAGACTCTATAATTTCACGTTCATCCTTCAATATCTTAAGAGCCTTCTTTCTCTCATCATTTAATTGCTTGGCTGCATGTTCGGCGTTTACTTTCTCAATCTTCTCCGACATTAAACTCTTACGTAATTTATCTACCGCATCTCTTTGACCTTCTAATACATTTATTTCCCTGCTACCAAAACGAGATTTACGTTTTTTACCAGTAATAACTTTACTTAAATTTTCCCATTGAGCGTCTAACTCTTTAATTTGCTGTGTTCTTGAGTCTTTTGCAGCCGTCGCCTTTGTTAGCTTTTCTGCTGACCTTGCTTGTTTCACCATTGCCGTCGCAATCTTCTTCTCTAACTCAGCCAGTTTTGCCATCTTCGCAGTATCAACCGTTCCAGCTAACTGCTGTCTTCTTAGCTTGAGTCTTCCTATCCCTCCTGTAGAGGAAGATCTACCACCACCGGCAAGTGCAGCCGCAGCTAATGGGATAGCCGCGCCGGACATACCACCCCCACCTCCACCACTCGCTGATGATCGGGCATCAAGATTAACTGTTCTATTTAGTCCACGGATACGTGCTTCGAGTGCGCTGATTGCTGACATTGCAGCGCGGGTATCGACTTTTATAGCATTACGACGACCAAGACCTTTAAGTGTTTTATTTAAACTGACCGCTGCTGTCTCAATCTTCTTGAAACGACTTTCGAGGGTACGAAGTTCGCCTTTATTCTTTACATTGATCTGTATATCGGCTGCGTAAATTGCCAACGGTCTAACTCAACTAGGTTGTTTCCATACTTTAGCGTCGTCTAGCCTTTTTCATAGCTTCCTCTTGCTCTTGATTGATGATTGAAAAATATGCAGACCAAGCTAATAACTCTTGAAGAGTGATGTTTTGATATAGCTGTTGGACTGTCATGCCTAATTCCTTCGCTACTCCGAAGGAAAGCATCATAAAATTATCCTTCCGCAGTTGCTTTTCTAGTTCTTTTCATGTCGGTTGGTCCCTCCTCTTCGTCAGACTCGCTGATCACGGCAAGCATGAGAGCTTGGACATCCTGTTCTTTACATAAATGCTTTAACTCCGCGATATGACTGACGTTAAAGCACTTCTCACCTGTCTTCGTTTGGGCCTTGTTAACCAAAAGTTGAAGGGCAAGTGTATTGGTATCTTCGGGATTCTTTGCTTGGGCTTGTGCTTTTTCGCGTTCAGCCATCGTTAATGGTGTGCAATAAAACTCTATTGACTTGCCATTCGTTAAAATAACGGTTCTCTTTGTTGCTTTGAGATTCGCGGCTTTCTTTAGCTCGTCGATCAGACTCATAGTTACTTAATTAAGTTACCCAATTATAAGCATAAAAAAGCCTCCCGCAGACAAAAGGAGGCTTGTTATTCCATCTAACTTAGTTTAGTTACCAAGTAAATGTGTGGGCTGCCCTGAAAGACTAAAGGTTAATGAACCGATAATTACGTCTTCGGGTGTGACATTCAAGCTAAATCCCATGATTGAGATAGGTGCTTGGATATAAAGACTGTCAGTGAGACTTGGATCAGCAGTTGTACCAACAGTGTTGATAAACAGACGTACTTCTGCACCGTCCTGATTCCTTCTCATGCTGTTACCGAGTAAACGGTTAGCAAGATTGGTTTGGTCGTCAGTGAACTGGACTTCCATTGAACCTGATCCAGAGGCGAAGCCAGCTTGCATTGTTCTAAATGAAGCTAGTGAACCTGTGGTGTTAACAGTGCAAGGTAGAACTGTGGTATCAATCTCTTCCCTTGATAAATCAATGGAGAAAGATTTCACCTGACAGATTGCAGCAAATTCCGCATAGTCAATCTTGATGTGGTTGACACTGGTATTGGATGAATCTGCGCTACCTGTACCGCCGTCACCCGCGAGAGTTATGGCAGTACCGCCGGCTGATGCTGATACGTCGATTGTTGTTGCTGTTTTTGCAACAACGTAATAAGTCGTACCTGCGGTGAGGTTTGCATCTATATGTCCAGTGCCTTGGGCAGTGAACTTAACTGGGTCATTTACACGAAAGTCGTGATCAGAAGGAACCGTGATTGAGGTTCCCGCAGGGAAGTCTGTGTAGTCCTTTAGGCAAAATTCTGTAGACGCTGGCTGGAACCAAACGCTGCCATCAGTGCCAGTCAGAACTTGACTTGAGCAAGAAACTGGTATGGGTCTAGCTCTTTATAGAAAGAGTCGAAACAACAGCGGGGGCGTTTGTACGCGGGGGCTCGTACTTAATTAGATTCTAACTCAAGTGAGTTGCTTTGAAAGGACAGCTAATGCTTGCCATGTAATGAGGTCGATCTTCTAACGATGCAAAGTTAGGTCCGTTAATTTCACCAACTGTTCCATAACTTCCAGTCGAAGCATGTGGATTACAGGTATTGAGATTATTTAGTGCAGTCATTACAGCCGTAATCATTTCTTGCGCTCTAGCTGGACCCTTATTCTTCTTGGCAAAACATTCAACAATTAAAACTCCACGAATATTCTCCATACTTGGTCCGAGTGTTGGCTCAGTCAT